TGAAATTCCTATCGCTCCACTGATACCACTTACACCTGTTGACCTAATATTAAAATTGCAATGAACTAAATTACCGACTTTTACATATCTACCAACATTAACTGCTGTTGTTATAGTTCCAGTATCTGATGTGAATAAAGGAGTAAAAGAGCCTTCTTCATAATCGTCCAAGTAATTAGCCGAACCAGTGCCGCCCAAGTATGCACCACCAGAAAGATAGAGGTCTTTGAAGCGTCCAGATGAAAAACCTAAATCTATAGCCCCATCAGCAGTAGCCCCATTGGATTTAGGTATGACTAAATTAGTTCCAAATTCAAAACCAGCGTGGTCTGTTGCCGCCCCAAGTATCTGCAAGTTGTCACCAGAACTTACGGCAATACTACCCACTACAGTATCATTTCGGCGCATACTAATTAAAGTGCCATCATCTGTTAGTCTGTTCAAATACAGAGGGTCAGCGCCATCTCTGGTAAATCTACCTCCTCCACTTGACAAGATTTCGCCACCAGCAACGGTTCGATCACTAGAAGATTTAGCAACCAACAGATTGCCGCTTGCATCAAATCTAGCTGCCTCTGAACCATCAACAGCAAATCCAAGATAAGAACTTGCAGCGCCATTATCTGGATCAGCTTCAATCAGAAGACTTCTACCACTGTCACTTACAAATTCACCAATGAGATTACCAGAAGAATACATCGAAGCAATCGTGCCGTCTGATGTAAGTCTGGCCAAAGTAAGTGCTGAGTTTCCATCTCTTACTGATTCAAGAGAACCGTTAGATGCAGCGTTGATACCAGCTGTGCTTAGACTTGTTGAGGTTTTACCAATCAGAACATTCTGCGAGGAATCAATTGTGATAGATGTGCTTGTCGCATTATCATCAATACCAGTTGATGAGAATGTTGCCAGTGGATAGTTAATATCATCACTGGTGATAGAACCGTCTGTAATCGCCGAGGTTTTAATGGTATCAATTGCCATAATTCTTTATCCTATGTCCTAGTGTAAGTCTACCCAAGCAGAACCGTCATACACTTGAGCCTTTGGAGCAGCAGAACCATTGTCAGTTAGAAATACCATCATACCAGCTGCTGGTGATGTGATAGCGGCGTCTCTTGCAGTTGTGTCTGCATACACCTGTAACTGAAGTGCGCCTGTCACTGTAGGACTTGCGAGTGTTTTGTTGCTTAGAGTTTGTGTTCCTGTGTCAGAGACAAGAGTTGCATCTGCGTTACCAATTGTTGTGCCGCCAGGAAGTGTTAATGTATTCGTTGCGGCTTCTGAATGTGGTTGTGATGCAATGAGTTGACCATGCGTATTTACATGACAGTTCAACTGAAGTTGTCCAACAACAGAAGAGCCGTCACCCATAACCTCTACAATTTGAGTTGCAGGATTTACGATTAAGTTACCAGTCGCAGTTGTGGTTGTTCCACCAAGAACAGGTGAGGTTAGTGTTTTGTTTGTAAGTGTCGCTGTATTTGTAAGCGTAACAAAACCATCATCACTCAGGGCTGTATTAAATTCAGCTGTCGTTCCTGTTAGTGTTCCTTCACTTAGATCTAGTGTCAATGTATTTGTTGCACTATCAATTGTTTTGTTTGTTAGAGTTTGAGTTTCGTCTAGAGTAACAACGGTATCCGTTGCATTAGGAAATGTCAAACTGTAAAGAGTCGAACCATCACCAAGCTTGGTGTATAGTTCAACAAAATTATCGTTGATCTTGTCACCGCCAGTGCGAAGGTCATCACCTGTGCCATCGTTTGCTACCGTTCCAAGACCTAATGCCTGATATGCCATTCGGGGTTTCTCCTAAATTCCTTACAATGTTATTTATAAGACTTTTTCGTATTATGCTTCATCAAATGTCTCATCTGTTTCATCAAATAAGAAGCTTGTTTTGTCAAAAGTTGGTGTTCCAGTTGTAGTGACAATAATCTCACTTGGCGGTGGAACATTGATACGAGTCGCAAATGCTGATGGGGGAATAATAAATCCATTATCATCCAGCGTTTGAGTTGATGAATCAAAAGTAATATCATTTCTATCCAGTGTGCTTTCACCATTTTGAATAGAAACCTGTTGAATTGTTATATGTCCAAACTGTTTGATTGTATATAAATCTCTTGTCTTGTTATTTGAAACAGTAGACATACGATTTAAGCCAGGGTAGTTTGGTATCGCTGCATCTGTTCCTATTGGTGGAACTGCAAACGCATACTTTGGAAGATTTGCCAAAGATGTGTGTCCTGTCCAATGAGAACCACGACTATGATGTAGGGAGACAACAACCTCTTGTTTAAGAGTAACATCTCTTTCACCATCTGTAAAGTCACTGATAGACTCCCCACCAACCTTTGGACTTGCACTTGGAACAGAACCATCTGTAGTTGTTCCCAACCTTCTACCAAAGATAGTTGTGAATAGATTTTCAAATGTTGATGCAAGTTCTGGTGAGTATGTTTCAGTATCAGCATCAAATCCAGAAACATCACCAGCAGATGGAACTTGAATCGCAGCAGAAACTAGAGATGCAAAAGAAACTTGTCCAAACACATTCCAACCAGCTGGGTGAACAGATTGTCTTACACTGTCTCTCCATTGGTTGATTGATTCACCAATCTGAACAACATATGAATAATCTTGATAATAGAAACTATCTTGAATTTTCATTGCCTCTACAGAGACTTTACCTCTGTCAGTAATAAACCCAGCAACTGTTGTTCCAATAATACCAACCTCAGAAGTCGCAGACGCTACATCTGATTGATAGACTGTTGCACTTGCACCAGTGATTGTTGTGATTGTCTCATCTCTGTTAAAGGTAACACTAGACTCAACTTCTAGAACATTAGTATCACCATCAAAGTTGATAACCGTTCCACTATGACTTGTTAGAGTGTCTCCAGCAATGAATGAACCAGAAACATTTTTAACAAGAAGATTTCTATTGAATGTGAAGCCTGGAGCAGAAGTGTATTCCAAACCAAAGTTTGTTATTGCAACACCTTCCACATGACCAATCATTGGGGCTACTGTTGATGCAGCAAAGAGAGAAGAACCAGAACCAGTAGTTGAGGATGCATCTGCAACGGTTGGTAGTTTGATATAACCGTTACCAACATTAACCATATCAATCTTAGTAATCTCACCAATCTCTGCTGGAACACCCAAGTCATTAAAGGTTTCTTCTTCAAGAATAATCTGATCACCATTTTCTAAAACAAGGTGATCTAGTTCTCCAACAGTCTCTTCCTGTTGTAGATATTGAATATCATCATCAGTGATAACAAAGTCACCGTCTTCTGTAATGATATGATCTGGAGCTGTATCTGGTTCTAGTAATAGTCCACCGCCAACAACAGCAATTCTTGCACGAGCATCTTTACCTTCAGTATCCGTATTATCGAATACAAGTTCTTCACCGATTGTATAACCACTACCACCGTCTTCAATCACAATCTCATTGACAGAACCAGAACCGGCAGATTCGACACGAGCAACAGCCGCACCATTACCAAAGCCTGGATCAACAATGACAGGATCATTTGTCTGATAGTATGCACCACCAACAGAAACATTACCAGCAACCAACATACTTTTAACTGTTGCAGAAATCTCTAGATCAATTTCTGGATCAGTTGTGGTAATCAGTTCTCCATTTACGAATGTTCCAACGATAGAGTTTCTATCCAAGTTGAGTTCTGCAATAACTGTTGCACCTTCTCTGAACTTCACAACTGTAGAAATCAAAGCAGTTGCACCAGAGGTTGCACCAGTAATAATCTGTCCTACTGCATTCGTAAAGTCTGCTGTGCCAGATTCAACAACACGCATAATCCTATCTGTTGACCATTGGCCATCAGATGGACGAAGTAGATTGTCTCTTGGATAAATGATTGTCGCTTCTTCATTGAGAAGAATTCTAAAGAATAGTTTGTGTCCGTCTGCCGTTCCCTTTGCGGCATACATATCTTTAATATTCTTAATAAGTTTTCTTTTTGCAAGACCATCTGCAAGAGTATTAGGAAGAGCTTCCATAAAGGAATCTCTGAACTTATCAAGGAATGAATAGACTGTATTATCAACATCTGCATATGCAAGAAGTTGTTGAATATTCTGAACAGGGTTTGCACGATAAGATGCAACAGGAGCAATCGCACCAGAAGTTTGTCCTACAACATTCTCACCTGTTTCAAATCTTTGTTGGGATGTAATGAATAATCTATTATTGTCATCAAAGTCATCAACAAGAACACGAGCACTTGCACCAGAAGTTGCACCAACAATTGTTTCACCAACAATAAACTTACCAGTAGAATCTTCTAGAACAACCTTCTCTCCATCTTCCTCAAGAATAAAGTTTTTGGTAAGAGTTTCTTCAACCAGATAGTTGTTTGTTCCAGTAAGAGTAAGTTCACCAGCTTCTAGAAACTCATAGTAATACTTTAGAAAGAGAGAGAATAAAGGATGGTCTGCCCGAACGAATTCAGGCAATTGAGTATCAATATGTGGGGATACTTTGTTCTTTAATGTTGGGTCATGTCCAGACATTTATTCTACCCTAGTATGACGATGCAGTTGTGTATGATGTTCCAGCGGTAGAACCACCAGCCTCAATTGTGTCGTTCTCTCCAATAATAGTAGAGTTAGTCAAATCAATTTCAAGAAGTTGATTACGAACTGGAACGATATCATTTGATTTGGATTGAACAGTGATGTCAATTGTTCCATTACTATTAGATGTTCCAGTAACAGTCAAAGAAGGCAACTCAATAACACCAGTATTATAGTTGATTGTTCCAATAGCACTATCAACATATGTTCTTGTCGTTCCACCAACAAGATAGTAAGAACGAATGTTTCCTTCTCCATCATCATCCAAGTAAAGTGTGTTGGCATTTCCACTGACTGTAAAACCAGTAGAAGATGTGATACCACCAAACATAGCATTGTGACCCGTATGAGGATTATACAATGCGTTAGCGAAATTGATTGTATACTTAATCACCGTGTTCAGAGAAGGTGTGAAACTTTTCTGAATACGAAGAGATGTAATGTTAGAAAGAATAGATGGATCAGTTGCATCAATCAAACGAGAGAGTTTAGAATATCTAAACACACCATCAAACTTTTCCAAGTCAGATGAATTATAATTTGATATTGTAGTTCTTATAAGTGTTTCCAAATCAGAAGCTGACTTGGTAGTAACATTAGAGTTATACTTAAAGTTTGTTGTAAGTTTAATCTTAATAGTTTCTGGATCAACAATGGTTGGACGAACTGATGCAACATTATAATTATCTAAAGTTCTTGCAATAGTTTCTTTCTGTGCTTCTGTAAGAATTGTGCCCGAAGAAGTCTTCACTGAAATAAACACCTGTCCATATCTTGGTGGGTCATTATCTTCACCGCCCCATACTTGAACTGCTTGAGCGTCAGCATAAACCTGTGGAAGAATAACTTTATAATCATCAGCAGTCACCGCACGACCCTGTGATGCATAATCCAATGGAGCATTATACTTAATAGATGCAATGGTTTCTGGATCTGCACCACCAGCAGCTGCAGATAGAGTTGCAAGAGTAATGTTGGTTTCTCCACCAACAGAAGATGCACTGAAAGTTGAGGCACCATTTGCAGCGGCTTTGTTTGTTACGATATATTCTAGGATGACTATATTACCATCGTTTACTTTCTTACCAACAACATCGTCTCCAAAGTAAACCTCATATTTTCCCCCCTCTACTTCCTGTAAGAAGTATACAGTAGAACCAGCCGTAACTTGTGAAATGTCTGTTGCAAGAGTATAAGATGTTGTAGTTAAATCTGATGCAGAGTTTTGAACAGATACTTTAAGTGTTGTGGTGTCTGCACGATTGTCTGTAAGTAAATATCTCTT